CTGCTGCAGTAAACATACCTTTTGTTTCTATTATAATACCATTGAACAGCACGAAGTCAGGAGTGTAAGTTCTATACGCAAGGTCTTCCCACTCTATCTTCAAAGGTTCGTATTCAAACTTTATTTTTAAATTAGTTAAGTATTCAGAAACCTTATGCTCAAGTCCACTACGAAACCCCAATTTACGTGCCGCCCTAAACCTTTTGGCGTTGTGCATTATGATGCTCTACCCGCAAAGAAGGCAGTAGTATTGTATTGAGGTGCTAACTCAACGTATGAAACAATCTTAGGTTGTTTAGCTTGTGACTTTACTGCTGGTAATTCTTTTAGATTGGGCCAACATGCCTTTCTATAATCGCAGAAAGAACACTCTTTGCACAACATTTTATTACCAGTAACTTTACCTCTGAATGTTTCTTCAACAGGTTCAAAGCAACGCTTAAACTCATTTGTGTCTACAGTTTTTACTGTCCTCTCAATGTTTAGCATTTCTTTTTCTTCGTCTATGCCTGTAGCTGGCACGTACTTAAAACTACCATTTGCTTTGTTGACTACCCACCATCCACCTGGCTTTAGACCAGTAGCTTTAGCGTAGCCAGCAAGCTGCCCAACATAACCAAAAGCATCTCCGTTACGAAGTGTTTCAAAAGATTCAAACTTGTTGCGATAAGACCAATCAGACGCTGACTTGACATCATCAACAGCACCGTCAAGAGTAAGATCATATGTTCCATTAATTGTATGTTCTCCAATATTAAGCGATACACTTTCTGAATCACCATACTCAACTCCTGCTTCTGTTAGCAAGCCTTTGAATACTGCTTCAACAATATCCCCAAGCATCATATTCATAACAAATGTAGTTGGACGAGGTAGGGCTGTCTCTGGTTTATTTTTATCAAACCATAGCTGACAGGTTGGCCTACCAACATTAGACATACGTAATTTAAAATCACGCTTACCTGAATCGCCAAACTGACGTAGCACAGCTTGACGAACATCCTCTGCTATTTGTTTAGCAGTTTCGTCTGACATAGTTGATTTGCCGTTGGCTGCATCGTCCATATACTTGTGCAACGCCAGTTCTGCAGGATGGTTCATACTATTCTACCTCCTCAACATCAATGTCAACAAAAGATTCAGCTAATTCTTTCTCTTCTTCTGTTGCCTTTTGTACCTGCTTTTCATCCCACTCCGATAAAACTCTGCGATTGTGATTTTCTACAACAGCTTGAAAATCCCTAAGTAAGTCTTGATCTGCGCTAACAATTTCATGCACGGTATCAAAATCAGCTTGACAAACTGGCACGTAGTACACACCTTGCGCACCTTTACGTTCAGCAGTCGTGACAATAATGTCGTGCATAATAGGTAGCCTACGATACTGCGCAAACTTATTTGATACATCACCAAAGTTTTTGAAGCCCTCTTTGACAGAGACATCATATACAAATGGCACATTTACAAGTTCTGCAGGTTTACCATGCTCATCCTTTGCATCAACAAAGGTGACAGTACCATACATAGAACGTGTCCGTTTAATAGAACGGATAAGTGCCTTCATGTCTGCAGACAAAGCATCAAAGTCTTTGATAAAACCAAAAGGTTTACCACAGTTAAACCCACCAGAGTCGTCTTTTAAATCGACATCTAGCTTTTCGGACATGACTGTCTTCACATATTTATTGGTAGATGAATCGTACTTCTGATAAAGAAACCTTTGCATAAATAAACGCATCTTAATTTTTTCTGCATATATAGTTTCAGTATCCACGTTTGCCAAAAAGAATGAACCTGCAGATACAATATCCACATTCATCATTTGACCCTCTACCTCTTTTTTGCCTTTGATGGGCAAGGTATGTATCTTTATACGGGCGAGTGTGCTTTTGTTATCACCAGTATCTGCTGCCATGCCAAGCATTTGAGCCATAGCTGCATAGTTATTATTATCAATAGTTGCGAGTTCAGTCATATAGTTACCCCTTTCTTGGAAAATAGAAGCGTAGTTCTATCACATTACGTCCTTCGTGTCAAGCCAATTCTCACCTATTTTTGCCTCAAGTTCAAGTGGCACATTAAATACTATGCCCCAACGCATTGTAATTAAACCCGGAAGATCGTTATTAGTTTTTTTGATTATGTCAATCACCTGCCGTTCTTCGCTTGGATGCACATCTACTACTATACTATCGTGTACACTATTGACTACGCAAGATTGCATACCCCGTAGTAGCTTATCAATATGTAACAAAGCTATTGGCACAATGTCTGCTGTGGCAAATGACTGCACAGGGTAGTTCTTTATCTGTGTAAAGTTTGTTATCTTACCACTCTCTAAACGCCGTACCCCATCAAACTTAAACTGACGACCAGATGGTGTTGTAATCATCTCTGTCGATAGAGCCTCTTTAGCCAATCTGGTATGCCAAGCTGCGATGCCTTGGTATTTCTCCGTAAAGTGTGTGTAGTATTCTGCCTCCGCTGGCGTTCTGCCAAAGCCCGTTGCTCCATACAACGGCGCGAATGTATGAGCCTTCGCTGTCTGTCTATCCGTAGGCTGACCAGCATCGGTAATAACTTTAGCGGTGTATGAGTGTACATCAAATCCAGTAGATACTTCTTCAATTGCTACTCCATCCTGTGATAAATATGCAGCCGTCCTAAACTCTAGCTGGGCGAAGTCTGCTTCTAATACTTTACCATCAGGCCAACGAGATACAAACACCTTCTTGACAGGGAACGTACCACCACGTGGCATGTTCTGCATGTTAGGGTCTGCACCCGATAGGCGACCTGTGGCTGTCCTATGTTGCAAAAGTCTGACATGCAACTTGCCATCTTGTTTAGTATGTGTATGTATGCCCTCAACAAAAGAGGAGAGATATGTATCAACAGCAGACAACCTACGAACTTTAGATAAAAAGGACACTGCATCATCCATGCCTTTACTTCGTGCTGCCTTTTCTAATATTTCAAGATTACCTTTACTTGTAGTAAAACCACTTGCACTAGCCCACTTAGCACTAGGTGGCATAAACTTTAGACCAGCTACCTTGTCAGTAGATTTGTATAGATAGCCACTCGCTGCACAAGTTATGCACTTGTTAGGCTTGGCAAAAGGTGTGCCATCTTTCTTTGTCTTACGAATGTATCCAGTGCCATGACACTCCTTACACTGAACAGCATAAGTTTTATACATACGTTCTGTTTGTCTACGTATCAAGTCCTTGAAGGCTGTGTCTTTCATATAAGGTTCAATGGTGTTTGACCATAGTGTCTTGTCTTTTACCTTACGACTGTATATAACCCATGATAATTGCTCTGGGCTATTTAGATTTATAGGGGTGTCACCCATGATGTCACGAATGTGATTTTGTAAGCTGTCAATAAGTTGACGCTTTTCTTCTTCAAATTCTTGACGCACTTCATCTAGTGTACTCAAGTCAACAGCAAAACCACGCTGATATATACGTGCCAAACATACAGCTACCTGATTAGTCAGGTCAACAGTGCCACGCAAGCCAGCATCGGCTACGCTATTAAGTCGTAGCATTAGTTTGTTTGCGAGTTGTTGTGTAGCCTCCAAGTCAGCAATAAGATATTCAGTGAGTTCATTGTAAGGAATGTCACGAACACTCATGCCCCTTTTAAAATATTCCTTTAACGTGTCTTGCTTCTTTGTATCCAGATCATAGCGTTCTGCACATGCCCCAAGCGATAGAGGTTCTTTGACCCCACGCTGTAGGACATACTCTGTCAGCATAGTATCAAACACTGGACCATCATATTTAAAACCTGACTCCCACAACCACAGCAAATCATACGCTGCGTTGTGACAGATTAGTACAGTGGCCTCATCCAAAAATGATTGCACACGTTCATAGTAATCCTTCTGATTAGGTCTATCAGCGTGGTCAAATGGAAATGTCAGGCACTTACCTTGGTCAGTTAGTATTCCCACCATAACCAATGCGTTGTCAGGCTCAAATGGATCAAGGTGCATCTTGCCATCACGTTGCGTGACAGTATTCTCTACATCAAGTGTTAGTTTCATTATACTTCATACCTTCCTACTGTGTAGTTGAGGTTGCATCCAATGCGACCATGCCAACCTGTCAGTTTGTTTTTGACTACGTTAATATGTCTTTGCGTATCTTCTTCATCCTGCCCACCCTCTACTACAGGGTTCTTAGCAATCAGTATCATCAAGTCAGCCTCTGCTGCTTTACCAGTTCGTGATCCCTCCATCATACTTTGATTCAGTATTGTCTTTCCCTCTGCCTCTGCACTCAACTGCGACATATAAAATACAGCACAGCCATGTTGCTTTGCAATCATTCTTGCATATATTGCATTAGCTTTCAATGCCTCATCAGGGCGAGAGTATCCAGACATGGTAGCAAACTTATCACCCATATCAAGCACAACAATATCAGGCTTGTATGATTTACACACACTCTCTACCCAAGCCATGTCTCTACCTGTTGAATCTTTAATGCGAATCTTGTCATATACAGGACGATACAGATCACGTGCATGAGATGGATTATTCTTTACTTCCCACATGGTCAAGCCTGTTGCAGCAGTGAGATAACGTGCAGCCACACGATGGTAACTTTCCTCGTTACATAGCACGATACAGTCTGCCCCTTGTTGTGCAAACCCATTTGGTCCTGCTATCAAGCTGGCATGAAATGATGTCTTGCCTGTGTTGGGTCTAGCACCTACCTCAATCAAGTGTCCATCGTTTACACCCTCCACCTTGCGCACAAGTGTTGGAATGTTAAACGTCCATCGTGCTTCCAAATCATTCTTGGCAATGATTGTGTCGATAGAAATGTCATCCCACTCGACTTTTAGTTTGGGCGTGAAGTCATCACCATACTTTTCTAATAGCTGTTGTAAAGGCTCTAGGCTGGCTCTGTCACCGTTTACGTAGTCGAACCCCAACTCTGCAATCTCTGCCCCTACAACCTGCTGAAACAGGCGAGAAAGCACTTCCCCTGCCACATCATTACCCAAAGGTTCAGTGCGATTGATAGTTTTGAATAAGCCACCATACGACTCACGTTGTGCTGGCGTAATGGTTGGATTGTTTGATATGAACAGGGCTTGCACCTCCTCTGGTGTCACTGTCCTGTTGTACCTATCCATTGCCATATCAACTGATTTTTTAATCTTGCGCACATCTGCGCTGAACAATTTGTCCGGGCATCTAGCACCCCTGTTGTTTTCGTAAAAGTCTTTGTTCATAAGACTTCTTACAAGTGATAGTTCCATTAGTTCCATTATGTTGCTCCTAGCTGTTTTAGTTTTTCTATATCTGTCGGGTTGCAATACTTCAAGTCTTTCTCAAGGCGCAACACCTTTACCTTTGGTATGTGACTACGTAATTCTGTAGCCATTGCTGTAGTCTTTGGTAATACATCAGGGTCTAAAGCAACGATAGCTGCTGAGAACTGTGCGAGATATTGCTTGTGTTCTTCAAGCAAAGTAGTGCCTAGCAGTGCGACCCCGACAAACTTCTCACTGCCAACTACGGCTGCACTCACACAGTCCTCAACAACCACGGCGACATCACCCTGACCACTGGTATAGGGGAGACCACAAGACCCATACCTTCGCCATTTGGGGAGTCGCTTTGTCAACGCCCGACCAGTGGCGTCAACAATCTTATTGTCGTGTACGATAGGAAAAACAACTCTGTCTTCCTTTATGTCATACTGCAAACCTAATTTGTTTACATCTAATCCCCACCTTGCACACCATCTATTCATGTACAGGTTACTACGATTTACAATAAACTTAGGTAACTCAAACTCTATTTCCTTTTCTACTTGCTTGGCCCTCATATTCTTTATGTCATCAGGTGTCATGCCTACACGCTTGCCACCACTAATAGCACAAGATGCCTTGTAACAATTCCACACAATGTTCCCACCAATATTAGACACAGTAAAAGTCTTGTATCCTTTACATGAGGGACAGTTAATTCTGACTGTCTCACCCACATATAATGTAAGAGCATCTATTGTATCATATATATTGTTATACATTAGATATAATCCTTTTCTTGTTCGGCATCTAATGTGCTTGTACCATGCGAGGTACGTTTTGTCAAGGCATAATTTGCAGCATCATATGTATTCTTTATGTACGGCTTGACTGATTGTGGGTTAGCGTGTCCTGTAACCGACATAATCTGTCCTATTCCTACACCAGCTTGCACCATCTCTGTAGTACCAGTGCGCCTCAAATCAGACAGACGTAACGTGTCAGGTAAACCTGCATTGCGAATCAGTGTGCGTCCGTGCTTCGACATCTTGTACTTAGTATAAGGTTCATACTTACCACCGATAGCATATGGACGTGGGGCAATGTAATCTTGGAACCCAAAGTCTTCACGTTGTTGTTCAAGCATCTCCAGTAGTTCGTCAGACACAGGCAGATACACTTCTGCCCTGCGCTTTGACTGCAAGATATGCACACGCTTGTGTTCAAAGTCCACGTTATCCCACTTGAGTAGGCGCATATCACCTACACGCTGACACCATTCATATGCCATCTGTGCAATCAACCCAAGGTTGCGTGTCTCAAACTCACGGTAAGCAAAGTCTAGTAGCTTGACTACATCATCCTTTGACCACAGGGTAGAACGAACTTGTGGCTTGCGCCTACGCACAGCGTTGAATGGGTTGCTGCCCACTATTTCCATGCGCAAACCATGATTGTACAAAACTCTAGCGATTGCCATTGTCTTGTTGGCAAAATGTATGCCCCTGTCACACCATATGTTATACGCAAGTTTGCATATTTTGGTAGTCAGTTTTTTGACATCCACTTGGCGGAGGTACTGTCCCTCCACCCTAGTGTCCAAAACTTGACTGATTAAATATTTATAATCAGCTTTAGTTTCGTCCCGCAAGTCATTGTATTCATAGGAAGAATAGTAATCATCCACCATTTCTTTGAGGCTAGTCATAGCGTAAATGCCAGCAAGATTACCATTCCAATTACAGCAATAATAATGTCCATGTATTTTTCTCCTAATCGCAAGAATCCCAACGAGACATAACAGCAGTGTATTTGTCAGTGTCGGGATTGTATGTTGTCCTAGCTACCCTGGTATCGTACCCCAAGGGGTGGTACTGCACTAAGTACCACTCGATTTGTTCGTTCAAATCTTCCTTGGTTGTAGCAACTAAAGTTTCCTCTACGTTTCTAGCCATTGAGATCAAACTCATGTTTAAGTTCTTCCAAGGCACGTTTCAAATCTCTTGGCACTGATGCACAGAATATCTCATAGTTTTCAAAGTAGTCTTGATCGAAGTCACGCAATGCTTCAACTGCCATTTGCACTGCCTTCCATTGCGCTGGACGCATGACTGCGATAGCCTTTGCTATGTCCTGCTTACGTTCATCTCTTGCAATTTCCCAGTCCTCTTTTTTCTTAGCCATTACTTTGCTCCCTTTCTCGCATAAGTTGTTCAAGGTTTGCCTCTAACACGTTACGACAGGTGATTAAATTACCACAGTCTTGTGGTTCGATAATACTGTCTAGGTAATCTATCTCATCCATCAATGCGTGTATGTGCATATGTTGTAGTCGTCTGTCTTGTAAAGTTTTTCTAGCCATTACATAAACCTCCCTATCAATCCGATTATAAAGTGATACAACATCCAGCCTATGCTGGCCCATACACACGCAAACAGTAACATCTCAATGCCATCATGCGTGAGGTAGTAGTGCCTTGCTTTATGCCAGTATCTATTCATCTCGTAAAAACCCTTCTAGTCTGTACGCTGGGTCATCCAAGTATTTGAACAACTCCTCAATCGCAGTGTAGTCTTTGTCTTCAACGTCTAATTCAATTTGATTGATAACTGCAATCAACAGTCCTAAGTCAATGTCTTCACTTTCATCGTGCTTAAGTTGCTTACGAATATTACTCATGCTCACCTCCATTACCTCTGCCAAGCCCACCAAAATATTGAGGCTTACGCTTGGCTGTTTCAAACACGCCAGCCGTGATAAACACGCCAGCAATCAGCAGTGCATGGGCTATGGCACTGATGCCAAAGACCACGATGCTACCCATCCACATACTGAAGATAATACACCACATCCACGCCAGCATTTGCATTACCAGATGCCGTGTGTTTGTGTCAGGTATGTGGCGCAGTGGGTTGTACCTGCTATCCATGATTAGGTTGTATATGCTACTCATCACATGGCTCCATGCTATAGAATACATACTCGCCCCAAGCAATGTGAGGAACGTGTTGCCTAGCATACTGCTTACCTACATAGGTAAAGGTACAACCTTGCTCACGCTTGACCTCAACATCTTGGATAAACTCTGCGTTGTCATGCGAGAACATGGCAAACGCTGTAACAAATAGTAATCCAATCATGCTACTTCCTCCTACCTGTTTACTACTGCATCGTCATAGTGATAAAACATTTCCTTCACTTTGTCAAGGTCAATCTTGAACCACTCGTTGAGGCGTTCACTAGCATACTGCTCCAGTGTTCGGTGCATAATAGTCTCAGCCTTGCGTCTGTTGCTTGTCTCAAAGGTACAGACAATCTCATAATCACGAAACGGTGATGATGTCTGATACCCATTGAGCCTATCCTCTGCGATGGTTGCACAACCAATCTTCACCCAATCAGGCCATGCTTTGTTGATGATGGCATAGACCTCACCCTGTGGCACACTGTTAATCTGTTGGTGTGACCACGCATCGTCCAAACTTTTATATCGGCCCGGCTTATGTAGTGGGTGTGTCTTGGGAATGTACTTGCCATTGACAAACATCCTTGTCGTGTTCTTTTCTGCGTGTGTATCCAATCGCTGCCTATATCGTCTGTTAGGCGCAACGTACCACCATTCACCTTTATCAAACTCAATGTTGTTTGATCGCGCATAGTTTGTGTCAATTTTCTGTGTCATGTGCATCCTCCTCATTCAGTGTCAAATCATCCTCGTCTAGTAGACAGACAACATCTGTGTCAATCCAATCATGTTCAAACAAAAACTTTTCCAATCCTTGCATCATAAGTTCCTCCATAATTTAGTCCATCCTTGTAATAAAGTAGCCATCCTTAGTAGGTAAGGCAGTGATAGCATAAGGATAGAAATATACTGTGCCATCCTTCGTGTCCATCTTGCCCACATACTCTAAATCTGCATCATCTTCATGGTTACTTTTGTATACACCATCGTCTACAATCTCACCACCAAAGCGATACAGATCACCAAAGCCATAGCGTTTAGTCATATATTGCACGATATCAGATTCACCTAGCAGATTGTACTCTACCACCCAATGAGGTAGCAATCCAAGTGACTCCACAAGATGTTCCTCTGGTGCGTCATAGTGTGTTGTGTTAAGTGTTAGCATTGTGTTGTCTCCTTCATTCCATTAAAGATATGTGATATTACATCAACTGTCCACCCATTGCCAAGCATTTTGTAGCGTTGGGTATTGCTGACATGGTTGGTGTACCCCTCCGGTACAGTCTGCAATCTCTCACACTCAAGTGGTGTTAGCTTGCGCCATGTGGTATCGCTTGTCAGTGTCTTGGGTTCACGATGCCCACCACCCATTGTGGTAAGACATGGAGCCTTGCCGTCTGGATGATACACCCTGCGAACATTGTCATTGCCACGAATGTCAGCATCACCAACATGGCATAAGCCATCCTTACTGAACACTAATTGTCGTCTGTGCTTCTCAAAGTATGATTTGAGATTGCCACCCTTGAAATAGTTGGCGTCAATACAATGTGCCTTGTCTCTGTCCACGTAGCCATCCTCAAGAATATCTTTAAGTTTGATGCCTTTGTCCTGTGGCAATCCATCCATCGGAATGTTTGTCCAGTAGTAGCGTTGCCTGTTCTGTGCAGATACCCAACTGCTGTTGATGAAGATAGGATAAACACCTAGTGCTTTGGTAATTACATTCATACTTTCCTGTTTCATCCTGACATTTTCCAAGAGAAAATATTTCGGCCGCAGGTCTTTTAGTAGTCGCACAAACTCCCAAAACAATTTGCTTCTGGGGTCATCAAAGTTTAGTTGCTTGCCAGCAAAGCTGAAGCCTTGGCATGGACTGCCACCAATCAGTAGGTCAATCTGTGGCAAGTCATCTGCCTTGACATCCTGCACATCACCTAGATGTACCATGTCAGGATAGTTAGCCTTTGCCACCTTGATAGCGTACTTGTCTATCTCGCTGGCAAAATATTTGTCAACCTGGAAACCCGACTTCTGTAGTGCAATTTGACCGCACGACATACCGTCAAATAAACTAAGCACATTCATAACGCAATACCTCCAACTCAAGTTGATATTCATTTACCCTAGACCAATCATCGTCTGACAGTTTGTCTATCTGTTTGTCTGTCAATAGATGATGTATGTTGTATAGGTCAACGATATCCCCATTGGGATACCGTTTTAAGTTTCTAAAATCTTGTTGTCTCATTATGCAACATCCTTTCCGAACCAACGCTTGGCTGTCATATCATTGATGACATACTTAGTGCCAGACTTCATATCCTGCACAATCCAAGGGTTCTTTCTTGCCCTAGTCTTGTAACCAACAAGTGAGAATGTCTTACCCTGCTGGTTGGCAATCTTGTTTGTGTCTATGTCGGCTATGTTGGCAAAAGTTTCTAGGTCACGTTCTTCTGGTGAACCAGCACCCTGCTCACGAACCTCAACCTTGAAGGTAACTCGCGTGTCGTCGAATGACGCATTACCTGCGTGTATCTCATACCCCT